GAATTAATGCAATAGGTTTTGATAATATCACTTCACTAGTAATACGAGAAAAGAGTCAGTATCGTTTATTCTATCCTACTACTGCTGGTGTTGAATCTAGAGCTTTTGGGATTATCGGTACATTGAAAAGAAACTTAGAAGGTAACGTAGGATTTCAATGGGCAGACATTAAAGGGATTAAACCTGCTTGTACAGATTCAATGTACTTTGGTACTACTGAATATATTGTTCATGGTGATTATGATGGATATGTATATCGTCAAGAACAAGCAGATAGATTTAATGGAGATACTTCTGATAGCGATACGGGTGATGCAATAGAAGCAAACTTTAAAAGTCCCGATATTTCTATTGGAGATACAGGTGTTAGAAAAAGTATGCAGAGAATACTTTTAAATATAGAACCAGAAGGTCAGTTAGATTTTGATCTATATATGAAATATAATTATAATAATGCTGATACTCCTCAACCTACATCTATAAATATAACAGAAACAACTGGTGCTGCATATTTTGGTAATTCTTCATCAACTTTTGGAACAGCCGTGTTTGGTTCAACTGGTTCTCCTATTATACGTAAGTCAGTAGAAGGATCGGGTTTTGCAGCAGCAGTACATATTATTGATTCATCAAGTAAGAAACCCTATTCAATCAGAGGATTTCAATTTGAGTATACTCCCGGAGGTAGATATTAATGGCTATTCAAGGTTACGATAAAACTTCAACATACAGTAGTATAGCTACTGGTAATGTAATCGAAGCATCTTACTTTACAAACGAGTATGCAGAACTATTTGCTGCTTTTGCAAAAACTACTAGTACTACTGCTAGTGGGCATAGACACGATGGTGGAGATGCTATGGGTGGCTATACTACTCTGCTATCAGATAGTGATAACGATACTAAAATTTCTATGGAAACTATCAGTATATCTAGTGGAGCACCTAGTTATACAGATACGGATACGATCACAATAATTGCAGGTAGTGCCACGATTGCAACTATCGATTCAGGAGATATTAAAGTAGCAGCAGATAAGGGGATAACCTTTGGCGATGCAGGAGAGAAGATCGAAGGAGACGGTACTGACCTCACTATTTCAGGCAATAATATTAATCTTACTGCCACCGCTGATGTTAATATTCCTAGCGGGGTGGGTGTCACGTTTGCTACAGCGGAAAAGATTGAATCGGATGGCACGGACCTCTCGATCACAGTTGGAAGTGGAGGAGATATAAATATTCCGGCGGATATTGGAGTTACTTTCGGTAATGATGGCGAAAAGATTGAGGGTGACGGTACTGATCTCACAATTAGTGGTAATAATATCAATCTTACTGCTGTGGCTGATGTTAATATCCCAAGCGGAGTAGGAGTTACTTTTGCTACTACTGAAAAAATTGAGTCAGATGGTACTGACCTATCAATCACAGTAGGTTCTGGAGGTGACATAAATGTACCAGCAGATATTGGTGTTACATTTGGTAATGATGGTGAGAAGATTGAGGGTGACGGTACTGATCTAACTATTTCCGGTAATAATATTAAGCTCACGGCAACTGCTGATGTTATAATTCCTGCTGATGTAGGTATCACGTTTGGTACAGGTGAGAAAATTGAGGGTGATAGTACAGATCTTACAGTTACATCTGGAGGGGCGATTAATCTTACAGCTACTACTGATGTGGTCATCCCTAATGATGTAGGTATTACGTTTGGTTCTGGTGAAAAGATTGAAGGAAATAACACAGATATTACTGTAACATCAGGAGCAGATATTAATCTTACAGCTACTAGTGACGTTAATATTCCTAGTGGCGTAGGTGTTACTTTTGGTAATGACGGCGAAAAGATTGAAGGTGATGGCACTGATTTAACTATTAGTGGTAATAATATCAATCTTACTGCCACTGCTGATGTAGTTATTCCCGCTGATGTAGGTATTACTTTTGGTACAGGTGAGAAGATTGAAGGTAACAGTACAGACCTTACAGTTACTTCTGGAGCAGATATTAATCTTACAGCTACTGCTGACGTTAATATACCAACAGATGTAGGTATTACTTTTGGTGATGATGGTGAGAAGATTGAAGGGGACGGAACAAATCTTACTGTATCCTCTTCTGCCTTGTTTAATGTAGATGCCGGTACAGATATTGTTCTGGATGCCGGTGGTGGTGATATTTTCTTCAAAGACGATGGTACTACTTTTGGATCAGCTACAAATACTAGCGGTGATCTTATAATCAAGTCTGGCACTACTACTGCCATGACATTCAGTGGTGCCAATGTTACTTTTGCAGGTACAGTTACTATCGGTAGTGCAGGTATCAGTGAAGCTGAACTAGAAATACTTGATGGTGCCACAGTTACCACCACTGAACTTAATATTATTGATGGTGATACTTCTGCTTCTGCAACTACTGTAGTTGATGCTGATAGAGTAGTATACAATGATAATGGTACAATGAAGCAGGTTGCTGTTACTGATCTTGCTGCATACTTTGATGATGAGATTACGGCAATGCCCAATCTTGTTACTACAGCAGCCACTACAGTGGGCGCTCTGGGTAGCGGTTCTATTGCAAGCGGCTTTGGTAATATTGACAACGGTGCATCCAATATTACTTCAGGTGGACTTGTCAAGCTTGATGTAGATGCAGATGCAGACGATCTTTCCGGTGATAGTGCAACTGGGCGATTGACTCTTGGAGCAAGTGAAGACCTTAATCTATATCATGGTGGTACTAATTCATATATTGTAAATGATACTGGTGATCTTATTCTGGATACTGCTGATGATATTCTTCTAGATGCGGCAGGAGGTGATATCTTCTTTGCTTCTGGTGGAACTACGTTTGGTTCGGCCACAAATACAAGTGGTAACTTAATTATTAAATCTGGTACTACTACTGCTCTTACTTTCAGTGGTGCCAATGTTACTGCTGCTGGAACAATTGGTTCTGGTGCTATTACATCTACCGGTGTCGTAACTGGTACTGGATTTACAATTGGTTCAGCAGCCATCCTTGAAGCAGAACTGGAAATTCTAGATGGTGCTAATCTTACAACTGCTGAACTCAATTTACTTGATGGTTCTGCAAAATCTACATCTTCAATTACAGTAGCCGATTCCGATGCTATTATTATAATTGATGGAACAACGACAAAGCAAATTCCAGCTTCGGATATTAAAACATATGCTGGAGGTGTATCAAGTGCTGATGCTACAGCTTTAGCTATTGCTTTAGGGTAATTTAAAAAAGGAAGGACAATATGGCAAATACATTTAAAGTTATAACTAAAGCTGGTGTTACATCAGCAGACGTAATTTATACTGTTGCTGGTAGCACTACTACGGTTATACTGGGGCTTATAATAGGCAATACAACCAGTAGTTCTATCAACGCTACAGTCACTCTTGGAACAGATACGACTAACAGGTCAGGAGCTAATAATGAGACCAACCAAGATGTTGAGCTACTCACTACTACGCCTATTCCGGGCAATAGTACACTGGAACTGTTGGCAGGAAATAAAGTAGTTATGGAAACTACAGATACTTTATCGGTTACAGGCAGTGGTGCTGTTGATGTAGCTCTGTCAGTTATGGAGATAACATAATGCCATATATAGGAAAGCCACCTCCTATTACAGCAAGTGTACTTGAAGATGCAGATCAAGATACGAAGATTCAAGTAGAAGAAAGTGCTGATGAGGATACTATACGTTTTGATATAGCAGGGGCTGAGGTAGCTACATTAACTAATAGTTCTCTTGTTCTTAAAGGAACCACACCAACATTAACTATTGGTGATGCAGGTGCAGAAGACGCAAAGATTGTATTTGATGGTAATGCACAAGACTTTCATATTGGCCTAGATGATACTGCTGATGATCTTGTTATAGGGCTGGGATCAGCTTTAGGTACTACTACGCATATGTCATTTGATGAAACAGGGGCTATTCTAAAACCTCTACAACCTGCATTTCACAGTCGCCGCACATCAGCAAATAACGATTTCTCTGGCGATGGGACGCAGTACACGGTTCCATTTGACGGGACAGAGACGTTCGATCAGAACGCCGACTTCGATGGAACAACATTCACGGCACCCGTAGCTGGTGCATATCTGTTCACTTATACTTTATCGATCCAAAATATTGGATCGTCTCATACCACTGGTCGTGTGGAATTCAAGACCTCAAATCGTGACTATAGACATAATCGAGTTAATCCATACTCCGTTGGTGCGGCTGACAATTGGACTTTGCAAGGGTCGATCATTGCGGACATGGATGCCAGCGATACCGCTTACGTCACTGTTTTCGTAGGCGGCGGGGCAAAGACCGTAGATTTCACTGTTGATGCGACCGCTGCGTATACATATTTCGCTGGCTGTCTGCTGGTATAGGAAAGGAACTAAAAATGGCACTAACAATTACAGTAAATATTTCAGATCATCAGGAGAACGTTTTACTCAATGATCTTCTTGACATTGATGATTGGGTTCAAAAAGCAGTTGCTGGGAAACTTAACAAATGTAGCAAAAGAATGTCGGATCAAGCCAGACAAGTATTGATGGCTGACGCAGATGTTGCAACTATGCCAGCCACAGAGCAGGGTTTACAGGAAGCTTTGTTGGCAAGAGATGATTATAAAAATAGAGCAGATAGAGCTAAAGCAGCAGAAGGATAAATAATATGCCATACTTAGGAGCAAAACCGACAGATGTATTTGCAGATAGAGATTTAAATGGAGCAGAATTTATTCTTGATGCAGATGCAGATACCAGTATTACAGCAGATACGGATGATCAGATAGACATTCGTATTTCTGGAGCAGATGATTTTCAGTTTACTGCCAATACTTTCACTGCACAGTCTGGCAGTACAATTGCTGCACAAGCACTGACTGCTACCACTATTGGGACAGGAGACGGTAGTGCAGGGTCACCATCATATACAT